CATTTGTGTACGAACAAGAGGCACTACGGGGGGCACGCCGTCACCTTCGCAAGATTGGTGCCCCCGCCTCAGCGATTAAGGCCAGTGAGTCAAACATTCGCAAGGCTTACCGTGAGTTGAATGACAACTTCGAGGGAAACGGTCTATCAACGACACAAAAGCGTTCATATCAAAAGAAGTTGTATGAACAAATCAAGAATACAAAGCCGACTAAGGGCAAAGTTATCAAGTCCCCTATTGAGTTCGAGGTTAAGCAAAAGCCTTTGTCAAAGACGCAAAAGGCACGCGCTAAGCGTACACAAGCTCAGATTAAGAAGACTC